GCATCGGCCCGCCCTTTCTCGGCCTTGATCTGGGCAAGGGCTTCCTGATAGGCTTTGTTCGTGGTGACCTCACCGTTCTTGACCTTCTCCACTAGCTCCTGCGGGGCGCTGGGCTTTGCCACGGCATACAGCAGGGTGGCAGGCTGGACGTCCAGGATGGACTTGCCGTCCAGCTGGATGTTGCCGAATTTCTCAGACACACTGAGAAGCCTGTAGGCAGAGGACTTGCTAACACCGATAGAGGAGCACCAAGCCCGGAAGTTATCTTCACTGTGCTGGTTGTTGTGAGCTCGTCCCACAGTGGGACAAGCTCTACTGTCACCGTTGTCCAACTGTTGGACAACGGCTCCACACAGCGCATCGTGTGCCATAGCAACCGCGTTGACCATCCAGCGAAGGCCGGTCTCGGCCATCTTTTTGCCCTGCATATACTGGTTTTCGGCCATGTGCAGAGCATCCACGGTCTGGTCGGTCAGCCCGGAATAGTCGAACGCCGGGCGCATCTCATCCGGCACGGTGGTCAGGGGTTTGTCCTGCATGGCACCAGCTGTTGATACAGAAGAACCGCCCGCCGATGCGGCAGGGGCCGATTCGCAGTTCTGCAGGGATGTCGCGGGGGTCGATGCGCTTGCATCCGCCCCGCTCTCCGAGATGGTCGGCGTTGCCGCTGTGGCAGTCGGGACAGCATTCTCTGCCGTAGTCACAGCAGCATCCGCATTCTGGGCAGGTGCACATGAGAGAATCTCCTTTGCTTTTTTGATGTCGGCAAGAATCTTTTCCATTTCCTGCTGCGGTGTCATGTCCTTGCGGCTTCCATCCGGATTGAAAAACTGACCAAACAGCTCTCTTTTTGCGGCAACACCTTTCAGATTCTGAGTGCATGTGATTGTCAGGCAATAGCGCCCGTCAGATCCATAGTCCGATGCACGAATATCTTTGGAAAATGAGCCGAAAATCTCTCTGTCTGGATAAGTGTCTTTGATCCATGCGGAGACCTGAGACAGAAAGTCGAAGTCCAGACTATGCACTCGGCAGGTGCATTTATCCTTGATAGAGCCAGCGAACTCTGACGCATAAGTGAGGGTCTTGCTCATCCGGCACTCGTAGCCCCGAGTCTCCCGGCTGACAGTTCTAGCACTTTCATCCCATTGAAAGTCTCCGTATGGCATGGCATAGGGGCATCCCCAGCACTCATGGCCGGGTGCGTAACCAGATAGGCGGTTTCCAGTGGTACTGGCATCGGTGGATTTCTTCACTCGCCGTCCGCATTTGCAGATATAGGTGGTCACACTTTCACCTCCGTGTCCTTCAGGCGGTCCAGCATCTCGGCCTGCAGGCCCTTGCCCATGGGCACAAGGCTGTTGTTCTTCCAGCCGTAGCAGAGGATGGTGCCGTAGATGTTATGGCCGCGATAGATGCGGTTCAGCCCTTTGCCGAGAACGCCGAACAGCAGCACCGCCGGGGTGCTGGGCAGCACCTCCTGCGTGCAGTCGCAGCCCAGCATGGCTTCGATGCCCTGCAGTGTGTCCGGCAGGGCGGTGACCACCGGGG